CACTTGATAGTGTAACTTGTTCGAATCCTGCGATAGCTTGTTGAACTAAATTTAAATTTGTATTTGTTTTATCACCCCAAGTTCCGGCGTTCTCGCCAGTAACCATAAGTTCTAGTTTAAGATCTGTAGAAAAAGCTGATGTCATATGTCTCCAATATTATCAAAATTAAGCTGCTCGATCAACCTCAGTCCAAATATTATTAACACCAGGATTGACCTCTTGCCATGAAGTAATATTAATTGATCCAATACTTGCAGTCAAGCCTATACCTGAAACATCAATATTTGCAGTTCCAGTAATTGACACTGAACCGACTGAGCTACTTAAGGCTTGACCAGTTACGTCATAAACAGACACTGGTATAATTGATCCCACAGAACCTGTTAATAATCCAGCAGTTGTAACACCTTCGTTCGTGCTTTGAACTAAAGTAATAGAACCTAAACTTAGAGACATAGCAAACATGTCTACATCTACAGGTATCTTAGGCTCTGGAATAACCTGCCCGATAGATCCTGACAAAGCTTGACCTGATGGTTGAACAAGCGCTGTTCCAGTAACACTTGACAAAGTTCCAATTGAACTTTGCATAGCATCCTCACCAACAAATACTGTAACGTTGCCGTCTATCTGTATAGAGTTTAAGCCTTGTGTAATAGTTAATAGATCTAAACCAGAAGCTACAACGGTGTGATCAACTATAGGTGTAACACTTGTCTGTGAGATTGTAGCTTGTTGGCCAGTAGCAGCAACAGAAAAAGTTTCACCCCAAGCTCTATTACCCCAACCACCTCGGCCCCAACCAATTTCAACTTTTGCATCAACTGATATTGAACCTAAACTGGATGTTAATGATTGAGCACCTGCTATTACTGAGCCTGTTATGCCCCAAGCACCTGAACCCCATTCTGCACGGCCCCAACCATTTACAGACCCTGCAAATTCTAAAGTTCCTATTGTAGATGTTAATGAAATACCTGTAAGTGCTGCAGCGCTTGAATCTTGATCACTCCAAACACCTTGTCCCCATGTTCCTGCTCCCCATGTTTTAGCCATGAAGAACTCCAAACGGAAGACCCGCTATAGAAAACAAATTAGTAATGTTTGCCATAGCAGGCACCTCCTTTTAAATTATGCGATTCTCAATATTGCTGCACTCGTTGTAAATGCTGGGAACTGAATTGTAAAAGTTCCTGCAGTTGCAGTTTTATCACCGCCAAAATCTAATACAGCTACAGCTTTATCACCGTTTGTGTCATTATAAATCAAAGCACCTCTAGCCGTGATTGTTACACCAACAAAAGATAAATCTGAAAAGTCTGTGATAGCTGTGTTAGTAGCTAAAGACGTTCCTGTGTTTACTAGTGCTTTACCACCAGAAGAATATCCACCTGATGGAGAGGATACTTCGTTACCAGTTGTAAAAGATGTTGTCGATTTTCCTAAAGTTGCCGAGTTGGTATACATTGATAACTTAAATGTATTACCACCTGGATTACTAAAGTTGTGTGTGCCTTCTAATAATTCTTTCTTAAAAGAATTACAAATTGCGTTAGTTGTTATTGCCATTTTATCTCCTTAATATTATGGTGACGGTGAAGCTATTTTAATTCGAGGAACTCCACTGTCATATTCTCCTCTTCTTCGTCTACCCATTTGCTGTAGACCAAAAGCTTGTATGCTTTGATTATACCTGTCAGAATACAATTTGTATAGATCTTCAGGTCCTTTTAAAAATCCAAAACATTCTCGTAAAACTCCATACAGTAACATGGCTTCTTGATGCTCAGATAAAAAGGTATTTGTTGAGCTGTCAAAATGAGGTGGATCTTTAATATAGTTTATTTGCACCTCAAAAGCAGCATTAGGTGTTGGTGCTAATAAAATATTTGTCTCATCCCAATTAGCAAAATATTTCGGTGTCCCGGTTACTGTCTCATTTGGAGCAAATTCAGATATAAAACTTGTGTCTTTTTTTTCTAAAAAATCTCTTATGTTTGAACTTATAATTTGCACAGATCTAAGAATCAAAAGATCTGAAGGCATAGATACATATCTGTTGCCAGTAGTTGTATTAGATGTGGCGTATTTTCTTAAATCGTCATAATCAACTTGACCAGCTATATCTAATTCTACGTTTCTAATAAATTGATCTAATAAGCTATCACTTAAAACGTTACTATCTACTTCAGTGTAGTTTCTTACTTGTGTTAGAAATGCAGAATGTGTAATTGCCATTATGATATACTCACTGTTACAGATCCTACATCTGTAGAAGCTTCTCTTCTTCTATTTTGTAAAGATGGATCTCTTGGTTGCATAGTTTGTAATGAGGTTGTTATGCCATTACTGGTAACTTCAGTTTCAAAAGTTTCAAAAGCAAAGTCTCCAGGTAAAGTTAGATTTGCTACACCAACTGAAGTCCCTCCCGAATCAGCTAAAGTAGTATCATTATCAGCTACTGTTTTTGGTTGTTGAAATCTCATTGGTCTAACTTTTTGTAAAGCAATAGCATCAGCTGTTACTCTTTTTCTTCTTATCTGAGGGTGCTTCTCTTCGTATTCAGAAATATGTACAAAAGAACCATTCCATTCAGTAACCATTTCTTGATATGGAAATGCTTGCCCACTTCTATCTGATATTGCCTGTGATCTGTTTCCGTTTGCGTATTTAGCCATTATGATACATTTGGAAAGTACGACTGAGGTGAGATATACAATGATGTTCTCTGACCGTCTTCTTCCAAAGCCCTTTTTATTTCATCTTCATAAATTAATTTCATTGCTTGTATTCTATCAGGTGCTTTCTTCATAGCTAAATAGTAAGCTAGACCAGCACACATACAAGGTAAAAATCTGTAAACAACATCTGCTTGTTGACCATTATAAGCTGTAGCATCCTGGATTCTATTTATTGTATAAAATTTTAAAGTAGTAAACGTTGAAGCATCAGGTGCTTGATATAAAAATATTTGAGGTGTTGTTTGTCTATCAACAAAATATTGTGACGGTTGCCCAGTTGCTAATTTATTTGGTAAGGCTGCATAAGCAGATCTATCTATTTTAGTTAGAGATACGTCTTGAGTATTTGCGTTATTGGATGCGGCAGCGGTTGTTGATATGTAAGCTTCTAAAACATCGCTAACTGCAGCGTCAACCGCATATTGTGCAGTTCCTGAAACTAACGCAACTTCGTTTAATGATACTTTCCAAAGATGAACTCCTCTGTTACCCCAGTCAGAAAATAACAAATTTAAAGATCTTCTAGCAGTTTTTAAATCATAACCACCCATAGCTCTTTGTCCGCATCTTTCAAACGCCTCGTTTATAATGTCATCTATGTTTAAATCAAATGATGATTGTCCCGATGTTGCCATAATTAAAACCTCTTTTTAATTCTAAATTTAGCTTTACCCTTTGAAGATACACCTAAATCTAGTTCTATATTGTTTTTATAAATTTTATTATAATTTAAATTTGGATCCAAGTCGACTTTACTATCTTCAAATGCAGTTATTAAATTTTCACCAGGATCAGCTTTACGGCCATCATAAGTAAAAAAATTAATTCTGAACTTTCCTTTACTTACTTGTGGTATTTTTACTTTTCCCCCAACATCACGTTTTAAAATTGTTTTAACATTAGTTGGTTTTGGACCCACATTGGCAACGGCCCGTTTCCTTGCAACGGCAGACCTTCTTTGACCCTCTGACATTCTTCTCGCTTTCGCTAGAGGCACGCATTTTGGATACTTCCGTTTCGCATCCGCAAGTTGTTTTGATCGGCCACATTTTGCGTAAGATCCATCTTTTCGCTTGCTCCCAATATCTACCCATTTTTGTCTGAACCATTCTTTAAGTCCTCCCTTTTTCATACCTGCGGGAACACAGTTAGGAACTAATTTATTACCTTTTTTTTTCATACCTTTTTGTTCATAACCGACCCAACAGGAACCTCTAGCCATTAGATCATACCTTTGTAATAACTTTCGTATGATTTATTAGATATTTTTTTACCGTCTATCTCACTTTTAATGTATGAGCCGATATATTTACCTTCTTTTGCTTTAACTGTTCCTAAAGTCTTTGCTTGCGAAGCATGAAGTTTAGATGCTTTTCTTAAAGCTCCAGCTACTTTGTTAATTTTTACTTGATCCCCTTTTGCGTATTTCATCATACCACCTTTAGCTTTAGGTTTAGGTCCTTTGAAATCTTTTCTTTTTACACCAGACGGATCTTTAATTTTACCTGCACAAATTTTACTAGCGTAGGCGTTAGCATATGCTGAGGGGTACACAGCAAATTTTCGCTTCGCTGCAGCTTTACCTCTAGGACATAATTTTGTCATTTTATTCTCCTTCTTTAGTGGCCACTTTGAGAGATGTTTTCTCCTTTTTGCGGTCGTACAACTTCTTAGATTGTATCACTTTCGGTTGGAATGTTCTAGACCTTACGATTTTTGCGTATTTGTTTTTTG